TCCATGCTCATACCGAAGTCTCGGGCCACGTTCTGGAACGTTTCGGCATCCAGGTCTGCCGTGAAACCATCGTCCCCACCATACAATCCAAGACCCCTCCACGCCTGAACAGGTGTGAGACCCTGCTGGCGTAGCGCGGCGTAGGAGAAGAACGCACTGCGAGCCGAGTTCAAGGCTGCAGTGTCAGGGTACCCAGACAGCTGTGTAGCGTCAGTCCAGTACTCGAACCCTCCTGGTGTTTGGGCTATGTGCCCAAAAGTCTTGCGGCGCACTTTGAACAACGCCTTATGGTGAACAACGCGGTACGCTCTGGCGAGCAGCATCTGATCCAACTCTCGAAGGGCAAGCTTCACATTGCCATCAAATCGATTAGCGTCGGTATCCAGAATACCTACTTTGGCGTCCATCGCAACGGCTGCCACAGCCTGATGAACTTCCGCCGGTCTCATGCCAAAAGCGTACCATGGACAACTTCTGCCCCCGCTAATGCCTGGCTGGCCACAGTCGGTAAACTGTGCGAAATGATCTGCGAGCGGGTACATGTACTGACTCCACTCGAGCATAACGATAGGCGGTGCAGGACTGATGATCCTCGTATCGGTGGGCTTCCCATAAGTCTCACGCTTGTTGAAGACTTGGAGCTTCTTGGGGTCAGGCTTCCCAGCAATAGCATCTCCGTTACGGCTTTGCTGGCTTGGGCGCGCTTGGCGCGCCAAAACCTCTTCGATAGTGCAGGGGTCGAGAATGTGCTCATCAGGGAAAACGAACTTACAAAACTCAACCGCGAGGGACAAGTACTTCACTGGCATCTCGTCAATGCGGTTCCCAGTGAACTTCTTAACACGGCCCTCAACTGCTTGGATCTGGGCTGGCAAACCACCAAGCGGGACATAAGCTCCTCCCGCCACGATTGGCTTCATGAAAGGCACAGCAAGGGGAGCTTCGTCGACTCCATCCAAGTTGAAGGTGTAGCGCCTCTCACCTAATACGGTGGTTCCAATGGACAAAATTGGCAAGGGTCCAGGATTGGCTTTAAAGAACTCAGCCAACAACCCTGCCTTTCCGCGCAACTGCACAATGCGCTTCTCCAACTCAACGGCAACAGTAGCGTGAGCCTGGCCGTAAGAGCTTGCACAGGACAGAAAATGGCAGCGGGCAGCTTCAAAATCCGTCTCAGGGAGTGTGAGCGCGTAGGGGCTATCAACGCGCCCAATGGACACAGTGGTACCTTCCGAGGTCATTGTGCGCAAACACACGAAGCCTTCACAGACGTTCGGTTTCAAGCGCTCCAAAGTAGCCCCTCGAAGAAGGCCCAGAGCCTTGGCACAACGTGCAACCAGCGCAGTAACGCCGGTATAATGTGCCATAGGCGTGTACAGAACGATAGCCCGATCGTCGAACACGTGTTTCACATCCTGCTGGTAGACAGTTAACGGCCCCAGCAGACCAAAGCAGTATCCATGGTCGACGACAAAAACATCGTCGGATGTGTGGTTCCAGAGGTGGTGGCGATAGGTCGCCCCCCCAGCAACATGCATGTGATATACACCATCTTTGTCGAACGAGGCTGTCACCTCGTTATCACTCCTACCCACCTGTGAGGGCAGTATGGTATACATGAGAATGGGCTTCCCATCGGAGAACACAAACGGCTTCTCAGGGTAGTAGTCCACATCAACCATGACATGCAACCCAGCATCACTGCCGGGGAGCAGGGGAGGGACCACCACATCCTTGAAATCGTAGTACTCACGCGTGCCATCATACCC